TATCTCATCTTAAAGGTAAAGAGTTCGGTGATATGAGAAAGTGGGTAGTAAATAATATTGATAATGATCCTGTGAAAATCTTTCGTAAAATCTATGATAGTATGTATGAGAATCTACAAAAAGAAACTATACCTCACGCTGTTCTGATTATCGCTGACTATCAATATAAGTCTGCTTTCGTTGCAGATCAAGAAATTAATCTAGTTGCTTGTTTGACTGAATTAATGTCCCAAGTTAAATTCAAATAATGTTTGCCCCTATAGCTCAGTTGGTAGAGCAATTGATTTGTAATCAATAGGTCAGCAGTTCGAATCTGTTTGGGGGCACCAGAGAAATATATGTACGAATTAAAAGAATACTTAAATGCTATAAACTTTACAAAGAAGAATCTAATGGATTCAGAAGATAAAGACTGGGTAAAGAAGTATCCTACATTTATAGTCAATAAGATATTATCAGGGTTCCCCGATACTGTAATGCTTGCTAATGAAGTGAATCGTAATCATTTCTTAGATAAAGATATGCAATTCCAATTTCTACTAAATAGTATTAGAGCAAAGAAGAGGTTTAGTCCTTTTCTAAGAGCTGATAAATTGAAAGACATTGAGTGTGTAAAAGAGTATTATGGATATAATAATGAAAAAGCAAAGTCCGCTCTTGATATACTCACCAAGGAACAAATTAAATTAATTAAAGAAAAGTTATTCAAAGGTGGGACAAAATGAACGAATTAGTTAACAACTGGCATCCAGAGCAAATGCTCGAGGTTCAGTTAAAAGAACCAGATGATTTTCTAAAAGTTAGAGAAACATTAACAAGAATAGGCGTGGCGTCTAGAAAAGATAAAAAGTTATTTCAATCTTGCCACATATTACATAAACAAGGTAGATATTTCATAGTTCATTTTAAAGAACTATTTGCTTTAGATGGCAAAGAATCAAATATATCTGACAATGATTGTGAGAGAAGAAACACAATTGCTCAATTACTCGCTGATTGGGGTTTGATCGTTATTTTAAATATCGATATTGCAGAAAAGAAAGCACCATTATCACAAATTAAAGTTCTAGCATTCAAAGAAAAGGGTGAGTGGGATTTACAAGCAAAATATAACATAGGTAAGAAACCAGAAAATGAAAGCACCGAACTTTAGAGAGTTTATTACTGAGGCAAAAGTAGAGAAAAGTGATTTACAAGTTGCTATCTTAACTAAGGTCGATTCTGATAGCAAGTCTGTTGTTAGCAATATGCTGTTAAAGGAATGTAAAAAGAGAAATATTCCTTGTTACATTGTTAATACATCTGAAGCATGGGTATCAAAAAATGATCTAGAAAAAGGTACTCTACTTGTATCTAACATTGATGGTGAAGATACTGAAATAGAATTTGAACTTTCAAAGACAATCTGTTTTACAAGAGCTGGTGTTCTTGAGGATGAAACTGGATTGGCACTTTTATCAACATTCGAAAACTCTGGTGCGTTTATGATAAACACTAGAAATAGTATGCTTACTTGTGATAACAAGATGTCGGCATATATTTCTTTTGAGAGAGACAATATACCAACACCTAGAACTGCTTTGATTTCAAATGAAAAAGGATTACTTCATGCTCACGAAAAATTAGGTGGCAAGTATCCTGCAATTATGAAAACACTTACAGGCACACAAGGTATTGGTGTTTCAATTGTTGAATCTGAAAAGAGTATGATTTCTGTGGCACAATCATTATGGAAGTTTGGTGCTGCTTTATTACTTCAAGAGTTTTTAAAATTTGATTATGATATTCGTACAATCGTAATAGATGGTAGAGTATTAGCATCAACAAAAAGAATTAGTGCTAAGAAAGATTTTCGTTCTAATAGACATAGAGACGCAACTACTGAACCTTATAAACTATCAGATGAAGAACACAAAGTAGTATTACAAGCTTCACGATCTGTTGGTGCTTATATGGTAGGAGTTGACCACGCAATTGTTGATAAACAAATATATGTTTTAGAGTGTAATGGTTCTCCTGGTATAGGTTCAGAGTTTGCTCTATATGATACTTCTGAAAGAGGTGATACATATGTTGGTAAAACAACTAAAGATAATGTAGTCAAAGAATTATTTGATTATCTATCACAAGATGTTCATAGAAAATACTCATTTACTAGAGAAGCAGGATTTCAAGAAAGAATTGATATCGAAGGTTACGGAGCAGTTAGAGCAAAGTTCGATACTGGAAATGGTACCAAGGCTTCTATGTTTTGTGTTGATAAAATAGAGGTATCAGATAAAATTGTCAAGTGGGAAAGAGAGGGTAAGAAGTTTACAAGTAAACTACAAGGCGAATCTCGAGCAACTAGAATGGGTACAGTAGATGAAAGACCCATTGTATTTGTAAATATCACTTTCAATAACAAGTTTTACAAAGATGTACCTATTGGGTTGACAATAAAAGATTCAAAAAGTACATTTCTTATCAATAGAGATTTGATGACTAGATTTAAAGTAAATGTTAATCCGAATAGAAAGTTTATTCTTTCTTCTTGGATTGAGAGAAGTGATAAGAATGATACAAGAGGGGTTAATATTAATCCATTCAAGAAATAGATTAGTTGCTTTACAAACTAGTTTAATTATGTTATAATAAGATATATGAAATTCTATACCAGCGTTCTACCACATCATGGCAAACTTCTAGTTCGTGGTGTCAAACATGATGGCAAACCTTGTCATTATAGACTCAACTACGAACCTTCCCTTTTCATTCCAGTTCAAAAAGAATCAAAATATAAAACACTTGATGGTCGTAATGTAGATAAAGTTTCATTTGAATCTATTTCTGAAACTAAGAAGTGGATACAAGAATATCAAGGTGTTACTAACTTCGAATACTTCGGTAATACAAGATATCAATATCCATATATTGCAGATACATTTCCAGATAAGATTGATTGGGATATAAAACAGATTAAAATTCTAACAATCGATATTGAGTGTGAGAGTGAGAATGGTTTTCCTGATCCTAGTGTTGCGGCTCAACCTTTGATTTCTATTACAGTAAGAGATAACATAACAAAAAAGATTTTAGTCTTTGGTATGGGCAACTTCGTGAATGATCGACCAGATGTGATCTGGCGTCAATGTTCAACTGAAAGAGATATGATTGAGAAGTTTGCTAAGTTCTGGACTGCTCATAGACCAGATGTGATTACAGGTTGGAATGTCAAGTTCTTTGATATACCTTATCTAATGAATAGATTTAAAAATCTTATGGGTGAAGAATATATTCAACAATTTAGTCCTTGGGGTATTGTGCATGAGAGTACTGCTATAAGTTTAGGCTATGCAAGACAAGAAAAGTATTTTGATCTAGTCGGCATAGCAACTCTAGATTATCTTGACCTATATCGTAAACATACATTTATTAGACGAGAGAGTTATAAACTAGATTACATTGGTAAAGTAGAAGTGGGTGAAACTAAGAATGAAAATCCATATGACACTTTCAAAGAGTTTTATCAAAATGATTATCAACAATTTATTGAGTATAATATACAAGATGTAGAATTAGTTGACAGGTTAGAAGATAAGATGAAACTAATTGAATTACATTTGACAATGGCATATGAGGCAAAAGTTAATTATCAAGATTGCTTTGGTCAAGTTCGTATGTGGGATAGTATTATCTTTAATCATCTGAAAGACAAGAACATAGTTATACCTGCTCAACTTGATACTCGAAAGTCTGAAGGTTTTGAAGGTGCATATGTGAAAGATCCTGTTGTAGGTTTTCACAATTGGATTTGTAGTTTTGATTTAAATAGTTTATATCCACATTTGATTATGCAGTATAATATATCACCAGAAACTATGATTGGTTTTGATCCAAGCAAAGTAAATGTAGATGATATGTTAGTTGAGAAAATTGATTTATCTGATTTAGATAATCGAACTATAACTCCTAACGGTGCTCAATTTAGAACAGACAAACGAGGTTTTCTTCCAGAGTTGATGGATAAACTCTATCAAGAAAGAGTTATCTATAAGAATAAGATGTTGGCTGCAAAATCTTTGTATGAAGAAACTGGCGATGAAAGATTGAAGAATGATATTGCAAAGAATCATAATATTCAGTTGGCAAGAAAGATTGCATTGAATAGTGCTTATGGTGCTATTGGCAATCAGTATTTCAGATACTTTGATGTTCGCCATGCAGAAGGTATTACAAAGGCAGGTCAATTAACAATTCGATGGATTGAAAAAGATGTCAATAAGTTTCTAGACAATTTATTAAAAACAAAAGGCGTATCTTATGTTGTGGCGTCTGATACTGATTCAATCTATATTCGATTGGGTGAAGTTGTAAATAGAATTTTCAAAGATCAATCTGACACTAGAAAGATTGTGAAAGTTATGGATAAATTCTGTGAAGAAAAACTACAACCATTTATTGATTCTAGTTTTGAAAGACTTGCTAAATATGTTAATGCATATGAGCAGAAGATGATTATGAAACGAGAAGTGATTGCAAATAAGGCTATATGGACTGCTAAGAAAAGATATATTCTAAATGTGTTTAATGAAGAAGGTGTTGATTTAAAAGAACCTAAGTTAAAGATTATGGGCATTGAAGCAGTTAAGAGTTCAACTCCTGCACCTTGTCGTGTTAAGATTAAAGAGGCATTGAAATTGATTATGAATAAAGATGAAACTGCATTGATTCAGTTCATTGATGACTTTAGAGTTCATTTCAAAAAGTTACGACCTGAAGAAATTGCTTATCCTCGTTCTTGTAATAATCTTAAAAAGTACACTTCATCTTCAGACATATATCAAAAGTCTTGTCCGATTCATGTGAGAGGTGCTTTATTGTACAATCATCAATTGAAGAAAAGAAAATTAGTTAAGTATGAGAGAGTTAATGAAGGCGATAAGATTAAGTTTATTACATTGAAAGAACCTAATTCTCTACATGAAAATGTGATATCTTTTATGACTGTACTACCTGAAGAATTTGATTTACACAAATACATTGATTATGATGAGCAGTTCAACAAATCGTTTCTTGAGCCGTTAAAGTTTATTCTAAATGCGATCGGATGGAACTTTGAAAAGAAAGCAAGTCTAGAGGAGTTCTTTGGATGAGATTAGTAATCTGTAGAAATTGTAAGTGCCGACAAATAAAAGTAGGAGTATTCTGTATAAACTGTGGAAGAATGACAAATGGTCGATAAAACACTATATAAACATCTTTTAAACGCTGCTAATGAAGGTAAACTACCTATCTTAGACAATAAGTCGTTTGAAAGACTGAACGCTGAGTATGGTAAAGAAATCTTTAGGGAAACCCTTGCTGAATACATTGCAACAGAACGACCTGTGTTTCCTTTGAAAGAAATTTCGTATGATAATATGCGAGATAGTTTCGGTAAATTAAAGAAGTTTAATACTAATACAATTTGTATTCCACAAGAGCAAATTCAGAAAGAAGTCTATGAAAAATATGATGACTATGAATATCCATATTCACAATATGGTCTTGGTCTAATAAACGGTGCCAGTACATTTAATGATGTATCAAATTATTTTCATCAAGACTTGAGATTAGAATGTGGTAGTTATGGATTTAGAGCACCGAAAGAAGTGTGGGAGAATGGTACAGCAAAAGACATCTGGAAATGTTTTGGTCCTATGTGGCGTGGTATCAACGGCGTTCAGAAAGTTATGATCGAGGGTAAAGAAGAATTGATCGGTGGCCAGTTGAGTGAAAAGAGTTATATCTCAGCATTTAGATTAGGCACTTATATTGCAACACAATTTAAACCAGTAGTTGCAAAAGCAATCTATGATATTACAGATGCTAAAAGAGTACTTGATACGAGTTGTGGTTGGGGTGATAGACTTGCAGGTTTCTTTGCCAGTGATGCTGAAGAATACTATGGTTGTGATCCTAATCCAAACACTTATCAAAGATATCAAGAACAGATTTCTACTTACAATAAACTATTACCTAAACCTAAGAAAGTACATATATGGAATTGTGGTGCAGAAGATATACCATATGATAAGTTGCCACCAATAGATGTTGCATTTACAAGTCCACCTTACTTCTCTACAGAAGAATATAACAAGGGTGGTGAGTTAGAAGAAAATCAATCTTGGTTTAAGTTCAATGAGTATGAGAAATGGCGTGATGATTTCTATTTACCAGTTGCAGAAAAGAGTATGAAAGTATCTAGATTTATGTTCTGTAATATTATGGATCCTAAAATCAAAGGTACACGCTATCGCTCTAGTGATGAATTAGTAAATAGACTTAAAGATAAGTTCTTAGGTCAGATCGGTATGAGAATTATGCAACGCCCACAAGGTAAGGCAGTATTCAAAGACGAAGATGGCAACTTCAGTAAAGAGAAGTTAGATGAGAATATGAATAAAATGTTTATTGAGAACATCTGGTGTTTCGGTGATAAAGATTTAGACTTGTTTAGAAATTCTAGAAAAGCAACTTTAGATGAATTTTTCGCTTGACAATAACATATAAATAGTGTATAATAGTAAATTGAATTGAGGTATAATATGAGTGATTTTTTGAAAGATATAATAAAAGAAACAGGTAATGAATATGCAAGTCTAGTTTCAGATGGTTCAGCAGGTGATGTTGATTCATTCATAGACACAGGTTCATATATATTTAATGCATTACTCGGCGGTAGTATTCATCGAGGACTTCCATCAAATAAGATAACTGCTATTGCAGGTGAAAGTGCGACAGGTAAAACTTTCTTTGTTTTAGGTATGTGTAAAAACTTCTTAGATCAAAATCCAGATGGCGGAGTTATATTCTTTGAGAGTGAATCTGCAATAACAAAAGAGATTATTGAAGATAGAGATATTGATAGTAGTAGAATGGTTGTTATGCCAGTAACTACTGTCCAAGAGTTTAGACATCAAGCGATTACAGTATTAGATAAATACTCTGGTCAAGATGCTTCTGAAAGAAAACCATTATTACTTGTGTTAGATTCTTTAGGTATGTTATCAACTACTAAAGAGATGGAAGATACACAAGCAGGTAAAGAAACAAAAGATATGACAAGGGCACAAATTGTAAAAGCTGCTTTTAGAGTATTGACATTAAAATTAGGAAAAGCAAAAGTTCCTCTTATTATTACTAATCATACCTATGATGTTATAGGTAGTATGTTCCCTCAAAAAGAAATGGGTGGTGGTTCTGGTCTAAAATATGCGGCTAGTTCCATTGTCTATCTTTCTAAACGAAAAGAAAAAGATGGCACAGAAATCATAGGTAACATCATTCATTGTAAAAATTACAAATCCAGATTAACAAAAGAGAATAAAGTTGTAGATGTTAGACTAACCTATGATAAGGGTTTAGATAGATACTATGGTCTGCTAGATTTAGCATTGAAGTACAATATATTTAAACAAGTTTCTACAAGAATTGAATTACCAGACGGCACTAAGACCTTTGGTAAAACTATTAACAATGATCCAACAAAGTATTACACACCAGAAATATTAGAAAAGTTAGATCAAGTTTGTACGAAAGAATTTAAATACGGAGATGTAGTTGACATTAACACCACCAAAGATACACCAGACGACAAGTCCTAAACACCGAGAAGATTATGTGTTTGTAGAAAAGTCCAATGAGGACTTTACAGCACTTAAACTAATTAGTGGTCCATATGCAAGTATAGTTTACAAGTATGGTAATGTAGGATTTGCTGACGAGTCTAAAAAGACAGCAGAAGGTGCTTTGCCTATGCAGTTTGACTATACTATCATTGAGAATGGTATTATGGCTGATACTGATAGTCAAGACTTTATAGATCATATCGGTGACATATTAGTTGTACTATTAGAAGAGCAAATGAAACAAGATAAGCAATCTGAATCTGAAAAAATGCAACTAGAACTGGAACCAATAGAATAATTATGGAAAGAATTGAAACTACAGCGATTAAACATCTAATTCACAATGAAGAATATACAAGAAAGGTTTTACCTTTTCTTAAAGAAGAATATTTTTCAGATAGACATGAGCAGATTTTGTTTAGAGAGATTGAGAAGTTTGTATCGAAGTACAATAATCTTCCTACAAAAGAATCTTTATCAATAGAGATTAACTCTAATAAAAGTGTTAATGATGATGAGTATAAAAAGATTACAGATATTATATCTACACTTGATCCAGTTAAAGTTGATCTGAACTGGTTAGTTGATACAACAGAAAAGTTTTGTAAAGATCGTGCAATACATAATGCAATACTTGGTGGTATTCAGATACTTGATGGTAAAGATAAAGAACACACTCCAGAGTATCTACCAGAAATGTTATCAAATGCTTTGGCTGTTTCATTCGATCAAAAAGTAGGGCACGATTATTTAGAAGATTCAAAAGAAAGATATGATTTCTATAGGACTAAAGAAGAAAGATTAGAACTAGACTTAGATTATTTCAATAAGATAACAAGAGGTGGTATCCCATCAAAGACTTTGAATATTTGTCTTGCAGGTACTGGTGTTGGTAAAACAATGTTTATGACACACCTTGCTTCTTCAATCTTATTACAAGGTAAGAATGTTTTATATATCACAATGGAAATGGCAGAAGAAAGAATTGCAGAAAGAATTGACGCTAATCTATTGAATGTAGGTATGAGTGATTTAGAAGAATTACCATATCAAATGTATGAAACTAAGATAAATAAAGTACAAAGTAAGACTACAGGTAAATTAATTATTAAAGAATATCCAACTGCTTCTGCTCATACAGGTCATTTCAAATCTTTGATAAATGAACTGGCATTAAAGAAGTCATTTAAACCAGATATAGTTTTTATTGATTACTTAAATATATGTGCAAGTTCTAGATTTAAAGCAGGATCAAATGTTAACTCATACACATATATAAAATCAATCGCTGAAGAACTTAGAGGTTTGGCAGTAGAAAATGATATACCTATATTTTCTGCTACACAGACAACTCGAGCTGGTTTTGTAAGTAGTGATGTAGGATTAGAAGATACATCTGAAAGTTTTGGATTACCTGCAACAGCAGACTTTATGTTTGCATTAATATCATCTGAGGAACTAGAAGAAAAGAATCAGATAATGGTTAAACAATTGAAGAATAGATATAACGACCCAACTTTAAATCGTAAGTTTATCATTGGTGTTGATCGTTCTAAAATGCGACTGTATGATGTTGAACAGGTCGCTCAAGAAGATTTAGTAGATAGTGGACAAGATAAGTCATCTACTATAACAAGTAAGTTTGAAAAACAAGGTAAGTTTTCAGATTTTAAAATTTAGAAAGGAGGCACAATGGCACAAGGTAAAGTTAAATGGTTTGACGCTAAGAAAGGTTTTGGATTTATTGAACCTGATGATGGTAGTAAGGATGCATTTTTGCATATTTCAGCATTACAGGCAGCGAATATATCTACGATTGATGAAGGCGACATACTGACATACGAACTGACAGAGCAGCGAGGCAAAATGTCCGCTAGTGATGTAGTAAAAATATAAATTAATAACAAAGAAAGGGAACAGTAAAATGACTGTAACTATAAACGACAAAAAATATGATGAGCAAAAATTAGATGATACTTCTAAAGTTGCCATCATTAGAGCACAAGACGCTCAGAACAGAATCAATCAATTGAATCTTCAAATCAATGAAGCAAAGATTGTATTGAATCACTATGCTAAGCACTTAACAGATAATGTTAATCCAGACGCTGAAATCACAGATGATGAAGCATCAGTACTTAATGGTGAAGCACCTGTTGAAGAAGAAGCAGCTGCAACGGAAGAGTCTGCGTAAGCAGACTCTTCGGAGAGAGAATAAATATGATTAAAGAAGCACTATTATTAAAAGTTGAAGCAGATATCGAAATGGGCAAGGCAGAATTAAAAACATTCTTTGACAACCCACAAGGTGTTGCTGAACACATTGACTATATCGAAACAGTTGAAAAGAAAGTAGAAGCACTAGCAGTTGCTCAAGGTAAGTATAGAACACTTGTAGCACTATACGATCCACTCTTAGAACCTAAAAAGAAATAGAAGATTAATATGACAAAAGTAATTGATATGAATGATCCTGAATCAGTTTCAGAACTAAAATCAGTAGCAAATACTGCTTCAGACGAAAAAAAATTTGATATTGAATCGATAGGTGATCCAGATAGTCCCAATAGGTTTGAGATTACAGATACTAAAACTGGCAAAGTTTATTCAATAAATGCTGATGCTTTAACGGGTGGTGACTATCATCAAATTATACATTTTTCAGACGACACAATATCTGAAGAAGATATAAAAAAATACTATGAGCACGCTCTGAAAACAAATGATGATGACAATACTCCTATAGATGAACTTTGGCAAAAAGTAAATCCTGGTATTGAACTTACTGATTGTTACATTAGTTCTTATAATAAAAGTAGTGATAAAATCAAACAAGACTCAAAAGTTGGTAATGAATATATAGTTATTGTATATTTGACACCTGACTGGCAACCAGAGTATGGTGGTTCGATTGAGTTCTGGACACCTAATCTTACAGAAGAAATGAAAGCAATGGCTATTAATACACCTTATGGACTTAATGGTGATGAAAATATAAACATTGTAAAATCATGTTGGCCAAAAACAGGTCGTGTTGTAGTATTTGACGCAAGAATACCTTATATATTAAGGTCAGTTGAAAATGAAATGCTTAAAAATGTATCAATAGTATTTAAAGGTAAGAGTAAGGTAAACTAACAATGAGATTATCTAGATCAAGACAATTCAGTTCTTCTAAAAAAGAAAAACGACCTAGTACTAAGAATACTAAGTTGAGTTATAAGACCGTAATGGTTAAAAAGAATAGAAAGATCCTCTGGCAATGCATTGAGAAACCCACAGGATCTATTATCTGTGAGCATTTCTTCAAAGAGGATGCAGACTCAGTTACAAAACATCAAAATAAACATAGACAATGGGAACCCAATGGGGGCATTGTCGAATTCCTCACCCTCGGTAATATCAAAGACCAATAATCGCTTGACATTTCTGTCCTAATGTTGTATAAATAGTATAACAAGGAGAGATTTATGGCATACGAAGCTTCAGAAATAATGACTGCTGTAGCATTACAATATCCATCATTAACTTTAAAAAAGATTAAAACTGTTCCTCAGTTGCAATCATTAATCAAAGCAGGAATTAAGAAGAAAACTCTTGTTCAGTTTGGTAATTCTAAGATTGAAGATGGATTTAAAAAACTTTTAGATCCAAATAGTTCAAAAATGATTGAAGATATGGCCGTAGGTGTATCTGCTGCTATAGCAACAAGAAATTATATGAATAGTTCTAGTGGCGATATAACTACCTATATGACTGGTAATGTTTGGCCAAAAGATGTTAAAGATTTTCAAGTCAGCGCTTATGGATTTGAGGATTATAATTCTTCTGATATAGTTACTTCAAAAGATAAAAAAACATTTTATGGTATATCTTTGAAGAAAAAGAAAACAGTTAAGGCTGCTGACCCAACTCTTATTAACAAAGCATTTTCTAGTGCTTTTGAGGGAAAAGAATTTGAACCATTAAAGAAAAAATTAATTAAAACAAGAATAGATTACTTTGCTGACATTGTTAAAGAAGCTGTAAATAAAAAAATAATATTAAAAAAAGATATAAAAAACTTTGATAGATTATCAAACAAAGAATTATTTGAAGCGAGAGAAAGAAATAAAGAACAGTTCGGAAATAAGGCATACATTGATACAAAAGGATATGCAACTTCAGATAAAGGATATCTTGACGAAAACACTAAAGATTCTAAAAGTATGCGTTTCTTTGTAAACGAAAGATTATCTGAAAAGAAAAATAATAAATTATGGAAAACATTTGCTAAACTTATTGATGAGGGTTCTGAAAAATTAGCAGATAATTTAATTAATATAATATTAAAGACGAATTTAAATGCAGAAATTCAAGCTAAAAATTTAACAGGTAAAAATTTTAGTTTTGCATTAATGACAGGAATTGCAGAGGTTAAAAAAGACGGTACTGTTAATATAACAACTGGAAAAATATATACATTAAAAACTACTCTATGTGGACTAAAAAGAATTGAAGCTAAAAATAAAAGTAAACCATACGAAATTGTACAAAATCAACAGGCCACTTTAAAATCTAATGCTGCTAAAATATTTTTCATATTAAAAAAAGGTAATC